TCTGGTCTACCTTTACGAAAACGCACAAGATTACAATCAAACCAACCACCTTCGTTATCGTAAGCTGTACCTTCTCTGTTAATACCTGGTCTAAATGTAATTTTTTGTAATGGCATTTATACCTCTGTCCAATCTTTACCTTGAAAAAGCAAAGCCTCTGCTTCTCTTCTTCTTACCAAACCTTGTCTTACTTGTCCACCAGCTTTATTCCAGCGTTTAATTTGATTTGGTACATCATCCCAAACTTTATTATTAAGTCTGGACAATAAAGTACTTGAAGATAGGTTTGATGGTCCTAAATTAAATACCCATGATACCAAGGAATCAAACTCGTTTTGTTTAAGGTCAACAGTAACCATATCGTTTATATAGCCTTCGTATTCGTGCATTTCTTCTAACAATAAATTATCTGCCTCTTCTTGAGTTATAATGTTACCTTCTTCAACTCCTTTTGTAGAACCATAACCTATAGTCCAAACGCCAGCTGCACATTTATAGGCCTCGAGCTCGCAACCTTCAAACTTTTTTATTAAAGCTATGCCCTCTTGTGATATTTGCATTTTTTTACTCTTTTTCGGGTGAGTGAGATGCTCCGAAATAAAACGAAATAATTGCACTTGCTAATCCTCCAAGATAACCAAGAACTAAATTAATCAAGGCTTCGCTGTTTTGCTCTGGTGGTTGTAAGGTAACTAAAAATATATAACCTAAAAATCCAGCTATGGTAGCTACACCTATAATTCTTGCTGTCCAATCTTTACTAAACATACTTCTGGCGTTTTGTTTATCTTGTGTTTCTAATGCAAAAACGTCTACATCAAGCTCTTTCATTTGCACTTCAAAAGCTTGTTCTGCTTTTTTAAGCTCTAACATTTGCTCTGGAGTAGCGTTTTGAATAGCTTGTTCAATAGATTTTTGATCATTAGGCACACCTAAAACGTCTGCAATCATATTTGCAGCCATGCCCCCCATAGGTCCACCAATTGCAGTGCCTAAAGTTGGTGCTACAGCTCCTACTATATTTTTAAATAATGCTTTCATATTAAAAACCTCGTTAATACTGCAATACCTATAGCACCTATAAAACCAAAGACACCAAAGGTTGCAGCTTTAATAGTTGAATTTATATAAGTTATTTCTTGTTTAATATCAGAAAACTCATTAAAAGCAGTTTTCCAACGCTCATGAGATATGGTTTCAAGCTTTGTAAGCCTTTCTGCTACATCATTAACTGTCATTTTTTTATCAATCATTTTGTAACGTATATATTTTAATTGGCTTTACTTTGCCTTTTACAAAAATACTTTCAAGTTCTTTCAATACAATTTGATCGCTGAAGTCACTTGCACTGATAGTATCATAACCTATAACAATATCTTCTCCAACTTCCTTTGTTGAGCTCTCTAGTCTAGCTGCTAAATTTACAGCATCACCTATGGCAGAATAATCAAATCTAGTTTCACTACCCATGTTACCAACCACAGCATATCCAGTATTAACACCAATACCTATTTCTACACCAAGATTTGCTTTTTTAAATTTGTCCTGTATATCTTGTGCACATAAAACTGCCATAGTTTCATGGTTTGGAACATCTATTGGTGCATTAAATATAGCCATCATAGCATCGCCAATATATTTATCTACCATACCATCATATTCTTTTACAGTATTAGCTTGAATTGTTAAAGCTTCATTCATAATTTTAGTAACTTCTTCTGGTTCAAGTTTTTCAGACATAGCAGTAAAGCCTCTAACATCAGTAAAAAGAAATGTGCAATATCGTCTCTCTCCACCCAATACTAACGATTCTGGATTATCTTGTAATTTTTTTACCTGTCTTGGATCTAAATAATGCTCAAACTGTTTTTTTATCTGTTGTCTTAACTTATATTGTTGTCTGAATCTAAGATAAAAGGCTATTGATCCTGTTATAAATTCAGATATTAATGTCCAGGACACGTCAATTAATAATCCTTTTTGTATTAAAAAGTAACCAGTTGTAGCGGTAACTATCATTAAAACCGAAGCAATAGTAATACCCCAAGTAATACCTAACAGGTGCAAAGCAAACCAAATTAACGATACAAAAAAGACTAACGAAAGCATTTCTACAGCTAACGCATAATCTGGTATGTAAGGACTATCTTGAATTAATATAGATTCTGCTAATGCAGCTTGTATTTTATGCGGTTCTAACAAACCAACACTTGTCGCTACTTGCGGCATCACTCCGTTAGCTGTAACACCTATAAATACAAATTTACCTGCAACATGCATCTCTTGTAACGTAGTTTCTTTAGTATCTACCCAACTAATCCATTTACGTCCTAAACTATCTGTTTTAACTGGTGGTATTCCTCGTATTGATATTTCTTCAATTCCATTATCATTAGTTTTTATAATATAAGTTTCTACATTTAATAAAGATTTATAGATTTGTGTGCCAAAACTAGGTATCCAGTCGTTATTGGGTGTTTTTACTAATAAGGGTATTCTGCGTACTAATTGATCAATATCTGTGGGAGCAATGGCTAACCCTTGAAGTGTGTGATTGGATAAGAGAAGCAGGTTCTCCTTCACTCCCGTTGACATTATACCACCATTATCTTCACCAAGCACAACTGTACCTGGTGTTTTGGGATAATTACCCTTACCATCTTCAAACATAGCCAAAACTGATGGTGCAAACTTTAATGACTCTGCAAATATTTCATCGCCACCCATACGATCTGCTTGAGGAAAACTTATAACCCATCCTATGCCTATAGCACCGTTGTTAATTAGATCTACTTGTATCTCTGCTAATCTTTGTCTAGGTATAGGCCAACCACCCTCACGCTCTACATCATCTTCAGTAATATTTAGTATTACAAAGTTACCAGATGGTTCTGGTGTTTTTACAAAAGCGTCAAATATTTTTAATTTAAGTATTTCTGTAGGTGTTGATTGATAAATTACTGGTGCTAAAAGTATTATAAGTATTGGTAATAATAGTTTCTGCATTTAATCACTTTGAGTGATAGTAATTATACTATCGCTACCACCATTTATTTTAATTACGTTAGATACACCATCTTGTATTAGTATTACAGTATAAGCATTACTACCGTTTACATCTACTCGCACACTCTCATTTACTTCTCTGCGTAGACTTACTACATTACCTGTAATAAATGCCGTTATTTGTGTATCTGGATCTTTACCAAGTAGAGTTCCTGTAATTTGTGTTGTGGTTGCTTGGGCTAAAACATCTTCTTCTTCATCAATGGCTAAAGCATCTAACACATTTAGCAAGTCTTCTAAATAGTTTACATCAAGATAATTTATATCTAACTCAGTAAATTCTAAACTATCTTCTTTTAAATAATCCTCTGCAAGATAATCAATATCTAAATCGTTAAAATCCAGGACGCTATCTGATTTTGTTGTAGTGGTTTCTTCTTCAACTAATACTTCTTCTTTTGGTGGCGTAACAATAAGCATGTTGTCTATTACGTCTAAGGTAAGATCCAAAATAACAGGTTTAGTAGGAGCTGATTCGAATACACTTACGGTAGTTGCTTCGTAAGGTTTATTAAGTATTACAGTGCCCATAGCAGTAACTACCTCTATTTCGCCACTAGAAAGCCCTAGAGCGTCTGGTAGCAAAATTATAAGGCTACGTCCTAACTCATCAACTGTAGCCGTAAAATCAGTCCCACGTATTGCTATATTAGCTGTGGGTGTTTTTAGTTGTATATTCTGTTTGTCTATACGATTAAGATTACCTGTTATAAACCTTGCAGTACCAAGACCAAAGGTAAGAGCCATCTTTGCTTTGCTAGGATCTGGATCATATATGTATTCGTCAATAAGAAGCTGACTATGTTCTGTAAGTTTTACAGTAGATTCATCAAGAAAAGTAATAGCCATACGCCCATCTTTGGTTATGGCCTCATCATTACTTTGTATAGCGAACTTTAAGCCTGCATCATAAGGCTTATCTCTAACAATTTGTGCAGTGCCGTTTAGTTCAGATATGTCGCCAATATCAACAGCTTGTGCTTGTACCTTGGTCGTTTTGAACAACACAAACGGTAGAAGCAGCAGTGCCAGATACAGATATAATCTTGAGCCAGTCATTATCTTGTGTACTTAGTTGTGAAATATTAAATGTTCTTGAGCCACCTGTGTGATCAAGATAAAAATATCCACCTGCCGAGGCTGTAACACCTGTGCCAGTGTAAGTAACAGAGTTATCTGAACCGTCAATATCCATATAGTTTGTTGCACCATCTATATTTATATTAGATGTTATAGTGTTATTAGAACCATTTATAATCCAATCTAAATCTAAATTTGATGCCATAGCACTAGTGCCTTGATTTAAAGTAAAAGTGTTACCGCTACCTGTAACATCTACATACTGATTAGAACCATCAGAGCTATAAGTGTCTGTTGGATCTACTTGTATTGTAAAAGTATTGGTACCGCCATCAAATTCATAAAAACCAGTAAAGTTGTCTGAAAATATGTCTCCTAGGAATTTATTGGTTGCACCAATCATATTTATATCAAGTGTCATACTATTACCATCTAAATCAAAAGCAGTTAAATCACCTGCTGAACTATTTAGACCGCCAATAATATTTGATATACCTAGTTGTTCTAAATCTATATTTGCTCCTGTACCTGACTGATCAACATATATTTCATTATCTGCTGAAAATAGTGCAAGTGAACAAACAGCTAATACGCTTATAAGTTTATTCTTCATCATTTAATTCTACTCCTTCGTTATTATTTTGTAAAACCCAGAAACCTTTTTCATATCCAGTTTCAATTATTTCAAGCACACCACCTTCAATAGCTTTCATTAAGGCAATAGTGGACGATTCATTTCTTGCATTACCAAACTCAACTTCTACAAGTTCGGTATTTGCTTCCACAAATCTAAAAACATCTTCTGATCTACCATAACTAAATATGGTCTTTTGACTTAAAACTTCTAATAAAACTTCACCAGTTGCTACAGAAACCATACGCATACTTATAGTTATATTATCCTCTCTATATTGTACGCTTGCTCCTATACCTAAGTATCTAGCACCAGAGCCACCACTTTCTAAATTAGCTTCATAAGATAAAACAGCTCCCTCTATTAGGATACCAGCAAACAATAACGGTCGTAGAGCTTTTTTCTTTTCTTCTTCGTTTGCAGATTGTTCTCTGGCACTACGAATTAGCTGTCTTTCCTTAGTAAGGTTGTCTAGTCCTACTCGCTCAACCACTCTAAAAAACTTACCATCACCTGCATGTTTTAAAGCTCTAATTAATAAAGCATTTGGTTGTTGAGTAATAGCTGTGCTAAATAAAGCGAACTCGCTGTTGCTTTTTCTTTGACCTGTTTGATCAGTAAATGACATAGGATATACAGCAACTACTGGACTAACTTGTGGTATTGGTACGTTTTTTAATTCTTGTGATTGTATATCTTCTATCTTCGCAACGTCTTTAGAAAACCTTTGCTCATAAGTGTCTTCAATCTGATCTAATGTAGAACAACTAGAAAGTAAAAGTGCCAATAGGAATAACGATTTCGGTAACTGTACCATCTGCCTCAGTAATTTTAAGGGTTAAAGTTACACCATCACTTGTATACTCAATAGTATTACCTTCTAAAGTGATGACACCTTCGCTCTGCGGTGTTTCTCCGAATAAGTTATTTACTAACTGTCTTGATAATTCTGCGTAAACTCTTGATTCTAAATTACGCATAAATCTTGCAAGAGTAGAGTTTTCTTTTTCTCTTTTTATTTCATCTTGTAAAGCTTTGATTTCTTCTTTAATTGTAAGTTTACGTGTATGTTCTTGGTTTTCTATTGTCAAATAATGACTAGACGTGCCTATACCGTTAAAACTTGGTGATTTAAATTTATGAACTATTTGATCAGATTTTACATTCATAGCTAAAATACAAAAGAACATAATTAAACCCATAAGTAAAAACCAAGATGCAATTTTTGTTTTTGCTATTTCATCTTGAATTTTTTGTTGTTTAGTCTTTTCTTTGATCATCTCTATCTGCTTTTGCTATTTTATTGCTGTCGATTAGTTGTGGAACACCTAATATAGTTTTAATTAAGGTGTCCTGGCGTATGATTTCATTATCTAAGCTACGCACTCTATCTATTAATGCTACTAAAATACCATGCTGAGAGTCAAGTTTTGTACCTAGCCTTTCTTCTATAGCTGCTATCTGGCCTTCAACTTTTTCATCAACGGTATCAAGTTTTGTTTCCATACCGTCAACAATACGCATTATAAGTTTATAAATAAACCACCCTAGGCCTAGGGCTGCTGCTATAGGGAAACCAACCTCTTGAATTAAAGTTACGGCTGACTCCATCAATAGTCACCCCAAACTTTCTTTTTTTTGCCTCCGTCATACTCTACTGCATGCCCCTCTTTGATAAGAACTTGGCAAATATCTCTACCGTCTTCCGTATACGGTATTCCAAGTATTCTTCCATATTTACCTTTGCCTAGTGACTTTACTTTAAAATTACCGATACATAGTTCTTGCAGTCTTGATTTTGCAGCTAAACCAAGTTTTTTTTCAGCAAGATCTCTAGTACGGCTTTCTGGAGTATCTATACCTGCTAATCTTACACGTTGTTTATGTAGTTTCACATCAAAACCAAGATCTAAACAACAATCAAAAGTATCGCCATCTACAATACGTTCTAGCGTAGCATTATATACAAACGCATCTGGTGACTTAGCCATTACTTACTTTGAGTTTTTTTTACTCTTTTAGTAGTCCAAGCTTCATTAACATTAGGTGTAGATTTATCATCAGCCACATAATGTCCTTTTTTATTCCTAGCTCTTACTTTGACTTCTGTTGTACCAGTAATGTTACCCCATAATCTTTTTAGAAAACTCATATCACTTATCCTTTGCTTTTAAAATATTCAAAGCACACCAATCAATAACTTTATATAGTTTTGCTAACCATTTATCTCCTTGTGGAGTTGGTGTTACAGCAGCAACAAAAGAAGCAATAGCTATTATGGTGCATACCCATGTAAATATATTTAACCAAATCATTTACTTCTCCTGTTTTTCTTCTTCTTTTTCTTCTACTTGCAACTCATTAGTTTGCTCGTCAATTTCTTCTACTACGTTATCTACTATATTTTCAGTTGATTCCGCGACAGTATCAATGACACCACTTACATCTTCTAAAGCAGAAGTTGTTATACCTGCTGTTTTGACAGTTGAATCAATAACGCTTGTGGTTAAATCTTTACCGCCGTCAATAACAGCACCTACAGTTGCACATGATGTTATAAACACTGAGCTTATTAATATTAATATATTTTTCATTTTACTCTCCTTTTAGTTTTCTAGAGTTTTGGTTTCTGTTTCTAAAACTTCATCTGCTTGCTTTTTAGTTGAATCAACAAATGCTTTTTCAAAAACGCTTTTACTAGCCTTAACTTGGTCTAGTTGAAATTGTATTCGTGATTCTTGATTTGATAAATCTAGTATCTGCGAATGTAAATATTGTTGTTGTGGTGTTAAATCAGAGACTTTCATTTCTTTATCATTTAACATAACTATAGGTTCTTGGTTTTCTTTAGTCATTTTTATCTCCTTTTTAAAATAATTACTCACTCAAAGTTTTAGTCACACTTGTTGGTGATACTTTTTTAGCTATCTTTTCATCTAATGATGCCTTCAATTCGGTAACAGTATCTGAACCCATAGCTGTTTCTACCCAACCTTGCACGTCACTAGATTTTAAACTTGACCAGTTTATAAAGCTAGATAAGTCATCTGTACTTACAGCTTGAGTTCCGTATATTGTTGAAGTCCAGTTGTTACCGTCACTATCTTTATTAGTATCATCTGTTGCAGTAAGCCTCCAATGTACATTATGCACTACATTAGATTTACCACTTTTAGAGGGATATGTATCACATGTTTTACAATCCCAAGTATATCCTATTGCCATATTACTCTCCTTTTAAGTTGTTAATTTCAGATTGTAAGGCATCAATCTGTTCTTGTTGTTCTTGTATAGCTTTTACTAATAATGGTGTAATTTTACCATAGTCCAAAGTTTGCATACGTTCACCATCTTTTTCACCATCTACGCAACCACTATAAATTTCATCAAACTCATGTGCTATAAAACCCTCTGATTCTTTACCTGTATCTTTCCAAGTAAATTTTACTGGATTTAATTGTTTTAACCTATCCATACCATTTTCCATAGGTTGGACATTTTCTTTTAACCTATAGTCAGAGGCAGATGTATAACTTGTAGATGAGCCATCTGAAGTTATTGAACCTACAGCAAAACCATTGGAGTCAACTTCAAACAATAATAAAAATCCATTACTAAATGATGTTTTTCTTATAATTAATCCAGCAGCAGTAGTTTTACAAGCCATAACATCTGCTGTACCTGCATTTACTGATATTATTTCAGAACCTCTTATTGCGGATGTCGTGCCTAAAAATAAATCTCCCGTGCCATTAATTCTAATTCTTTCTGTGTCAGTATTAGTTTTAAAAACAATACTGTCTTCACCCTGTATTTGTAATGAAGCTGTACCACTTGTATTATTTAAACCTATAGAACCATACTCAACATTGTTATCGCCTCTGAGCATAAAGTGTTTGGTACCATCGCCATTTCTAGTTTGGATAATAGCACCAGTGCCAACATTACTTACGCCATTAAATAAACCTGCGTATGTGCTGTTTCCTATAGATGTGCCTAGTTGTAACAGACCATCACTTGTTAGTCTTGCATTTTCTGAAGTATTAGTTTGAAAATACAGGTAATTACCATTGTTATTGTATAAAACAGCACCTGTATCATCATCATCTGTATCACCCATAACCATACCAGCAAGATTAGACGTGCCAGAAACTACTGCTATTATTGAATGGTCGCTAGATTTTTGAACTTTTAACTCTCTGTCAGTAGTCGTAGTTCCTATAGATATCTGTCCATCATTACCTATGGTCATTCTTGTTGCAGAACTTGTACCTAAATTAATAACTGAAGAAGCATTTACATCCCCTGAGAAAATATTGATATTAGAGCCACTTGGAGATGTTAAACCACCACCAAACTGTATTCCTGAATTAAAGGTTGCCTGACCTGCATTAGACATATCAAATGTAAGTGCAGTAATTTCTGAACCATCATCATTACCTCGTATAAAAAAATCTGCATTTGAAACTAAACTTTTAATTTCA